GTTGAAACTTGCACTCTTAAGTTCTGCTCAGTATTACTTCCTGTAAAGGTTTTTAAAACTATAAAATCATCAGCGTTAACCGTTTTGGAGTATGAGAGTATTAAACTGGAGGCCGCTGGTAAATCAAAGACCATCCAATAATCCGAAATAGTTTTCTTTTGACTAAGCGCTCCAGCCATCCAAACACCAGTAATGTATTCCCAACTAATAGGAGTCCCATTATCATCAGTTCCAGAGTTTATTTTATAAAGTTGTCCACTTGAGTCCACACCATAGAAAAATTCCCCTATATTAGTAAAATCAACATATCCGCTATCGGATACAAACCACTTATCTAGTTCAGTATCATATTCTAAAGTTATATTGTTCTCTGTAGCTGTAGAACCATATGGAATTGATAAGTATATATATTTACCATGTTTACCTGATACACACTTAGTTTTATAAGTGGTGTTTATATTCTCTAGGTATTCTTTTACTTTTTGGCCTATCTCCTGGGGCTTGCCCCCTGTAAACTTCATATATTTACCAAAGTCCAACCAGTACAGAATGCCATTGTGGTTTATAACCGAACGGTCTGAAATGCACCCAACTTCCACCAGGTCTGATAAGTAAAAATCATATGGATCATTGCCATAAAGAACATGCATAGTATGCTCAGACCAACATATAACTGTATCTTTATAAGAAGTTATGGCAGTTTCAGTACCTATCATTCCAGTTAAAGGTATAGAATCAGCGTCATTAGCCGTTGTCCAGTCAGTTATGGATCCCTCAGCTGAACATTTTAAAACTGAGCCTAATAATGCGTATAATCTATAATCATCAACTGTATATAAAGTCGTAGCTGGACCACCTGTAATATTAGCCACAGTTGTACCATTCCAACTTTTCTTATTAGTACCATCTACACAAATTGTATAACGAGCTGCTTCTGTGTTAAACTCTAAGAACTTAGCAGGTGCATCAGCCATACCAGCCTGAACATTCTGCCAAGCGTTACCATCCCACCTTTTCCAAGTAGTTCCATCAAGTATATGAGGATACTCGTTATTCCTATTACTCAGTGCATTTGGCGTAGTAATAGAAGTAAATGCATCTACCCTACCAGGTCTTACACTTAAAGCTGGATAATTACGTGAACTTATATTACGTGAATAACTTGATTCACTTTTAGAAATTTCAAAAGCAGTTCTTGAGGTATTCTCCCCAGCACCTAATGTAGTTACAAGACCTGACTTCTTTTTATGCCTAGCACCACGCCACATAGCCATTATTTTTACACCTTACCAGTATTCCTCAGATTGATTAATTCCCGATGGGGCCTTCATATCTCTATCACCAATGCTTATCATAACGTCCCTAAGATACTCATCATATTCCGCTTGCCATCCATTAGCCACATCTATATCAGGATTAGAGCCGCTTATCGCCAACCTCTGCGCTAGCTTAAACTTAAGCAAATCATGATAGTCTTCATCCAAGTCAGGGGTATCACTAAAAGAACTAATATCTGCTGGCCTTGCATAATAGCGGTTTCTTATAACTAAGCCAGTAGTAGAGATAGGTAAACCATCCATAGTTAGTGCAATTTTAGTATCGTCTGTTACATCCTTACTGTAATAGCTACCAATAGATACATCGTCGTTTTCCCCCGCGTACTTGAAGGTATCCCACACAGTATTAGCGTCAGGAGTTCCAGTAGTCTGGGAAACCTTTATAGATACTATGTTATCAAAAGTACAGTTAGTAGGTTTTGTATATGAAAGAGTTCCAGATGTTGTAGTTTGTGTAGCATCAAGGGTAATGGTATTGCCTAAACGCTGCAGTTTTATATATAAAGCTTTATGAATATCATCCAAATCAGAAAGCTTATTGGCTGAAGTTTCAATATTAGGAAAGAACCTATCAACCCAGTTTATTATTTGTTGCGCAGTTGGCATTTCATCACCTATGCCTTAAATGGCTGTACTTTAACTGTGCAAGTTCCTGTACCGGAGTTTTTAGTTGCTATAACCTTTACATATCTAGGAGCATCTTTAACTATAAAGCATTTATTAACAGTAAGAGCACCGCTAGAAACCTGCACTAAAGTACCATCATCCTTAAATTTATTTATTAGGGTAAAAGCATCACTCTTAATAATAGCCCCTAAAAAAGTAATAGTCCAATTAGGAATACCAGTAGTACCTAACTCTACAGAGACCAAAAAATCAGGATAATCATTACAGTCTATTATATTAGAAGCAGCAGTAGCGTTAATAGCATGATGAGCAACAGTTCTATTTCCTCTAATCATATTTACCTTCCTTATTATAAACTATTCATCTATTATAATAAACTTATCAAGACTTATCATAGCTATAGGGCTCAACTTAACATCACCAAACATACTCATAGGTATGGGGCTGAAGTCTATGTCTATCTCTGTATTAAGAAGCTCCTTATATTCTTTATTAAAAGCATCAGTATCAGCAAGTTTATATTCCTGCTTATTGTTATCTTCATCACTCTCTATTACAAATTCATTTTTATTATTCTTAACAGCGTATTTTTGTACTATTTTAATCCTAATATCCTCAAAGGCAATAAACTCGTGGTGTATCATCTTACCAAGTTTACCAGTCCAATATGCGGCTTTAATGGGTAACTCTTTATCCATGAGTTCATTTAGACCAGTAATTATTTCTCTAAGACTTCCAAATTTAATCTTAACCATAATAATATTCTCCTTTTAAAATATTGGGGAGGGCATTACCCCTCCCCTTGTATTTACCTATGATCTGTTAGTAGCAGCACTCGTGCACATAATGTAATACGGAGTACCAGCCCCATTAATAATGCGTATTGAATGAGTCATTCCTTGTGTCGTGTGTGCTGCAAATAGTGTCCCATTTGCAGCTACCGGAATAACTGCTAGGTTTTTTAGCCTAACGGCCCCGTCATCAGTAAATCGCAAGAATCCATGTACTGTAGGCATGGTATTCCCCGTTGCAATATCCGAGCAGATATGCGCTGCCGAAAGCGTCCCTACTAATGTTCTAGTAGCCGCTGCAGCCGCTAAAGTAGCCCTTAAACCAGTACCCGATCCAGTTACTGTAGCTCCTGCGTTAATCTGCATAGTAGTATGAAGACCAGACGCATAAGAATAACCAGTTCCTGTAACAACAGTAAACGTCTTAATACCATCACCATAACTAGCAGCTGTAGTCGCCCCACTAAGATAATGCACAATGTAAAGACCTCTAGAGCTACCGCTAGTGGCAATTGTCCGTGTCCAGAAACCTAGGAAATTCCTGTTAACCATTGTGGTAGTTACGGGAGCCATACTTGCACCAACCCCGAAGATCAATGCTGCTGTTGCGGTAGTTTTAAGCTGTAACACACCGTTTATAATAAATTTATTAGCAGAAGCATCCCACTTAAAGTACTTATCAGCAGCATTACCGAAAGCCCTTATATCATGACCATAAGTGTTAGCACCAAAATAGGACTGCTTAACCCCAAAATGGCGTCCATGTTTCGAAGTAGTTTTACCCATTTTATATCACCCCTTTCAAAACTTATTGTGGGTTAACTACTAAGATGCCGGGTTATGACCATAAATGCAGTGCCAATTAACCCACCACATTACCCAACGACCTACTGCCTTCCAGGAAAGCATTTCTGTATTAAAATCACCCTTAGCTGCATCACCTGAACGCTCAAGGGTACGAGGGTCACGGCGCATCCAGAAGTTAATACCGTCTCCACCCTTCATTGCGTCCTCATTAGCTAAGAACCATTTCTTACCAGTAATACGTGGATGAATGTAATAGCGGAAATCCTCATATACATTATCCGTATTATCCGCTGTAAATGCTTCCTTATCACTACCAAATAACTTCTCGCAGGTTTTACGCCAATACGGGCCGGCAACAATGAAATTACCCTCAATACCCATCTGGTCACCACGGTTATCAGACCAGGCTTCCATAATAAGCTGAGTGGCCTCGATGCTCTCATAGCTTAAGTCTAAGACTCCAGTATTTGACTGATGATCATCATCAGGAACTATATGATGTGTTGAACTACAAAGACCTGCACCATCAGGTCCTACTAAAGTAGTACCAAACGCACCATTCAGAATTAAACCGCTCTGCGCCCTTAGGGTCTTATCAACACCGTAAGACACACCGTTGATGTGAGTCTTGATTCTGCGGTACTCCCTATCATCCCACATATCACGACTTACCTGAATACCGGTAGATTTTTTACCAGGACGAACCTGCTTTGTAAAACCCTTCACAAGGGTATCGTAACTAACAGATCCAGTCCAATCAGACATTTGACCAGGAGCACCCATTGTCATATCAGTTATCTGAGCAGAATCGTCTGTGATCACGTTATGGACCGGAGCAATAGTATCGCCTTTTGCCTTATAATAAGCATCCCAAAGAGTACGTATATTTCCTTCAAGTTCTAAATATTCTTCTTCAGTCATTTATAACACTTCCCTTCTATAGTTTAATTATGATACGTTAGCATGACGCTCGAACGTAACAAAAACGTCCATTGTATCCGGATTAGCATCATATAATCTAAGAACATTACCACCAATCGCGCCCCAATTTGGATGCATTGCATCTGAATCAAGATCATGACCTAGGTAATGTAGAGCCATGTTCCCAGGGCAAAGCTGATATGTATTACCTGATACTAAGGCTA